TTGATTACAATGTAAGCAAATATAAATGAGCAAAACCCAAATGAATAAAACAATGAATGTTTAAATATTGATTTTAAATTTACATTTCCATGTGAATCAGATTCAGATTTACATAAAGCAAATTCAAAAATCCAATGTAAAGTTAAAAGTATTATTATTTGATATAGTTGCATGTTTTAAAATTTAAAAAGGCAGTAATTGTTAAACTACTGCCTTTTGGTTAATTATAGATTCATTAATTTTACTATAGGAGTTTGTCCTTTGTCAAGAACTAAACCTAAGCTTATAATTGGTTTCTTTGCAAAAGCTTTGCCATAATCAAAGGCATACTTATGTCTATCTGCAGCCCAACCAACTTGTAGTCCAAAAATAGCATCTTTTTCACTCACAGACCATTGTACAAATGTTTTAGAATGAAAATGGCCTTGACAAGTAGATATTCTACTTTCTGTTGCCACTTTAAATGCATCTCCAGCACTACCATGTTTATACAAAACATTATCTTGAATATGCTCTAATTTAAACTCCCATTCTTTAGGAGCTCCAATTGTTAAGCCAAAATCCTTAATAAAGTGCCTTGATAATCCTATTGTTCTAGCTTTACGCTGAATTAATAAGTCATGATTACCCATTAAGCTAATTGCTTTTGGAAAGGCTTTAAACCAATCTTTAAGCTGTTCTTTAGCAGCAGATAACTCATCACCAACACTTAGTCCATCAGGATCATGTTCATGATATGACCAAGCATGACCATCTATTACATCTCCAGCAAATATTACAGTACCACAATTATACTTCATTTGAGTATCTTTGCAAAACTCTAAAACATCCTTTTTTATAAAAGGTGCATGTAAATCTGGTAAAAATATAACATTATTAACATCTAAAGAAGATGATAAATTGTTTGGTCTAAATGAATAAACAACCTTTGTCATGGGTAAATTACCACCTATGGCTTTAATGCCCTTAGAATCAATTTTTGCTTGATTTAAGGCTATTATTACATCACTTAACTTGCAGTCTGATTTATAACGATTTTTTATAAACTCAGCACTTTTCTTTAAATACCCCTTTTTTTTGTTTAACCAGGTGTATATTTCTCTTTGTGTTCTATTCATTTTTTATATATTTTGTTTCTATCATCAACACCTTTATTGGTTAATTGATTGTCTAACACCATCATAATACTTGCACAAGCATTTGCTAAATGATTAGTGCCTATTTCATCAATGTCTTCTCCACGTAGCCATTGATTAATATGTCTTTGAGATGCTGAAATATAACGTCTATAGTCAGTTCCATGACTATAATTAAAAACACCATATTTGTTTGCTCCTTTTGTAAAAACTTTAGCCAATTCAAGCAGTGCTTCTTGTGGTATTAAAGTAAAATCAGGCTTACCTTCATCAAATTTAATTGTTTCAGTATCTAATTTACTAATTAATCCAGCTTTAACTGCTTGACTTTTAAGTATGTTTTTATTTATCTCCTGAAGCCTATGTACTTGTTCTTCCATTTCAGAGTTTTTATCATGACTAGCGCAAGGAGAAGCTTTATACTCCTCCATTGTTGCTGGTCTATTTAACTTATTGAAATCAAAATCTACTCCAATTTTTGTCATAATTATTTTATTTCACAATTATCACCTGCACAAGCTAATTCTTGAGAGTGCTCAGTGTTATCGTCATTTTCAACTATTTTTGTTAAATCTATGTCAGTTAAACTTTTGCTCAACTTATCAAACTGTTCTTTAGTACAATTTTCAAAGGGAGCTTGAATATAACTACCATTGTCATAAGGTAATACACTAATGCCATTATAAGTGCCTCTATTTTCATACATCCAATTTCCAACTAAATCCCACTCTTCAGGTTTAATAGAAACAGTAGCACTAACATTATTTGCATTATCACCTTTTGCATGACCTTCCTTTACCCATTGTAAATTAAACTTACTAATTCTATTAAGTAAATCTAAAACACTCTCAGTTCTTAATATAGAACCAATTGGAGCTTCTTGAGGTATAGTAATAATTGCAGTATCATGTGACTTTAATTGATCATCTTCTACAATTTCATTATGATACATAAACATATATCCATATAAAGGATCATTTTTTGTAACTCTAATTCTTCTAAAATAATAATCATTATGCCAAGCATGTATACCACTTGACGTTCCTAATACACAAGAAGTTGTTCCACTTGGTTTAATAGTTGTTGCCCTTGCTGCTGAATTAATTTTAATCCTACTAGAGATTATTTTATTAATCTTTTTAACAATATCTGCAGCTTCTACTAAATCTAAGTCTAAAACTTTACCTGAAGCAATACCAGTCATTCCAACACCTATTAAGGCATCTTCTTCTGTTGTTTTTCTCCAAATAGATCTTAAATAGTGAAAGTCAGTATAACCAGCTTGTAATGTTCCAAAGAACGCTGCAACACCTACTCTCATATTTAAATCTTCTTGATTTACAACATCAGACACATTTACTTCACATAAATTGCAGAATTGAAATGGTTTTAATGCAATCTCACAACATGGATTAGTTCCCCAGTCTTTGTTATTTGTCCAATAAACACCTGGCTCTCCACTTCCAGATAATTCAATCTTCTTCCAAATAGCTTTAAACTTATCTTCTGTAACCACTTCTCTTTCTAACACTGCTGAATTATTAGCTCTTCCACGTTGAGGATTTAACTCCCACCAGTTTCCAAACTTACATTCCATCATATCATAATCATCATGTGAAAATAGACTAATCATTGCTGAACGTCTAATTCCACCTGATAATACTGCATCAGCAATATGGCACATAATATCATGACAATCAAGTGATGTCAATTTATCTCCATTTTGCTTTCTTTCAAATATTGCTTCAAGATGTGTTAATGCTATTTTTAATGGCTCAGGCCCTGGTGCTTTACCACCAGCAGTAATTAAACGCATCCCTTTATTCCTAATATCAGTATAATTAAACTTAGGCTTATACTGATTATACCCAAAATAAGATTTAACTAACACTTTTATAGCATCAGCCCAACCTTCTAATGAGTCAGCAATCATATATTTTTTCTCTTTTGTTGGTTTAGAAATTGGTGGTAGCTTATCAATATGATGCTTCTGTACACTAAATCCAACTCCAGTGCCACCTAATAATAAAAACATTGATTCATTAAATGCCCTATAGTCATCTACAGGCAAATAAGCACAATTATATATCCTACTTTCATTTTTAAATATAGGAGTTCCTGCAAATTGCATTGCTCTCATACTTGGTAAAACACGTTTACTCCTTACAAAATCCATGCTATTTGTAATCTCACTTTGTAGATTAGGGTATTTACTAATCATCATCAACTCATACCTATTACAGATCTCATCCCACGTTTCTCTCCTTTTTAAGTCAGGATTATACTTTGCGTATTTATTAAAAATTGTAATTTCTGATAAAATTTTATTACTAGTTGTCATTTATTATATTGTTTTTTAATTGGTTTTTTTCTAAATCAAACAGACTAACGTATTTTTCAGTTTCTATGTCTATAACATCTAAAACCTCATAGATAAGATCTATGTCTACATTTAATCTGTCTGCTATCTGCTTTCTCTTAAATTTTTGAGGATAAATTGTGTTAAATACTGTGGCAGAATGAGTGCTTTTAATAGACTCTCTACCATAATACCTACATAATAACTCTTTTAACTCATCATCAAATTTACTATAGTTTCCTTTAATAAATTTATCAAAATTAGGTTTATTATGTCCTGGTACTCTAAGATAAATAAGAATTTCTTCTAAATTTTCTTCATATTTAACATAACAATCATTATCATTTATTTTTTCTATAAACTTCTCAAAGATATAATCATTACTATCTATCTTTTCAAACACCATAACAACCATATAGTCATCTAAAAGATAACAATTAATATAATTGTATGGTAGTTTAGCATAATGAATGTCACACATTGGTAGAACAAATGTATGACATCTTGTTGGTTTTGTACCAAGTATTTCTATTCTTCTATTCACAAAAGTCTATTTTTTCTATTTTGTTAAGTTTTAATTCTCCTGTGTCTAAATCATCAATCATTTTTAAACTTAAATAGTTTCTGTAAAACTCTTTTATTCCTTCATATTCTCCAAAATGCAGAATATACTCATCAAACACTAATCCTCTTAATGACTCTTGGTCATCAATGTTAAGTAACAATTTATCAGCAAAAGCTTTACCTTTGCCGGGAATTCCTTTAATTCCATCTACAGAATCACCTGTAATCATACTTTTCCAAAAGTAAGCGTTTATTTCATCAGCAGTATTCTCCACAAACTCATTTTTACGTGGATTGTAGGCAATATCTACTGAAGTTAGTATATCTTTATCAGGAGAAATAATAATGCTCTCATATTGGCTGTTTTTAGCTTTAAATGAAACAACTAAATCATCAGCCTCATAGTCACTATTAAATGTAAACCCATGGTTATCTTGTAAATATTGCTTAATGTCATATAGAAATTCTGGCAAATCTGTATATTTCCTATTAGCTTTATAGTTTGGGTTTACAGTATACCTAAAACATTTGCCTATTGTTAAATACCCTAAATAGCTATCTGCTTGCACTAAAGTGTTTATGCTTCTGATAAATTCATCACAAAGCTGTTTGCAGTCTTCTAGGGTTTTAATAGGCTCATCTTTTTTATTATGGCATACATAAAATGGAATAAAATCACCATCATAAACAGCTACTCTTTCTTTTACTCCTGTTTTATTCATTCTATTTTTCTTTTTTATCCCATTCAGAGAACTTTTCAATTTCATACCTTGACTTTAATTCATCTATTAGGTCATTTACTTCTTTCTTAATTTCTAGAAAGACAATTTTGTTTTGACCTAACCTTTCTAAGGTGTTTATTGCAAAAGCTGCTCTTTCAAGGGCTTTAGTAATTTTTACAATTTCACTACTACTAACTTTAAACATAATATTTATTTTTAATTAATTCTATTGTTTTAAGAACATTAGCTTGATTATTAGGTTTGTAAAGAGTTACATTGTAGTTATTTCTAACTAAATGATCTTTAAACCACTTCCATTTGAGTGGAAAAGCATCATTAGGATAACCCTTACATTCTAAAACCCAGCCATTATTAAAATCATCTATATTTGTAAAATCAGGTAAATACGTTATACTCCTAATATTTTTACTAGCATTAACAAGTGATTTATCTTTTTTTAGTTCATAACTTTCATTAGTGAATTCAAATGCTTCTAATAGTACAAACTTCTTTTCTTCATACTTAAAATCTATTATACCAGCTTCTATTAACTTATTATAAGTAAATAATTCTAGTTTAGATTTAAAAGTTAATCCGTTTGAAACAAGAGATACTGCATTCTTTATTTTTCCTTTATTTTTCTTCATTTTTTATTTGTTGTAATAGTCTATCAAAAACTACAATGTAATCTGGCTTTAAATAGTATTTGTTTAAATTTTTAGTTATTAAAATACCATAAGCATCAGTTGTTTCTGTGACTAACATAACAAAGCTTTGTAAGTTATCTAAATGAATATCAATCTTGTTATTTTGGATTGCTTCTAACTTATCATCTGAAAAGTTACACCTAATAACATGAGCTTCATCTAAACCTAAGTTTTCACCAGTTTTCTTTATTAAAGATGTACTGTCATCATTTGAAATTATATAAACTTCAAATTGAGTTTCATCAGATAATAATACTTTAATGAAATTCCTAAAGCCTTCAACAGCCCAGTTATCTGTTATCTCAAAAGATACTCTATATTTATTGTTTATCATTTGTTTTTTTTATTTGATTATTAATCATTCTTTTTGTACTAGATAATCCCATTGATTTAATATAATCACTTACGTCTTTATATTTGGGGATGTAAAAGTATTTAAAATTATACACATTTGCAATTTTTAATGTATTTTTTATTCCTTCTTCATCATTATCATAATTTACTATTATTGTTTTAAATCTGCTAAGTAATTCATTAACAATGGACTCATCCAAATTTGTTGTTTCACTTTGAAGTGATATAGCATTATAACCTAATAACCTGTAAATCATGCAATCTTTAAGACTCTTTGTAAGTATTAATATGTTTGAAGATTTATCTAATTGTTCATAACCTTCAATACTAGAACCTGTTGTTAGCCATTTATAAGCTTTATTCTTCTCTAATGGTTTGTATATTTTATGATTATAACCACTTTTATTATAAAACCTATAGGCATATAGTGGATTTAATTTATTATAATTTAAAACAAAAACATCATCATTTTTATAAATATAAACATGTTTACAAGAAAAGACATTATAAGTATTTAACAAAGTTAATGGTATTGAGTACTGATTCCAGTAATCATAATCTGCAATAGTAAAAGGCTGACTAACAATTTCTATTCTTCTTTTAACTATTGTTAATAGTTTTTCTTCAAACTTTAAATCCTTCATTTCACGATTAATATGTAAATTAGATACACTTAATCCAAAATCTGACAATATAATATTCAAAGACTCTTTAAAAGTACAATTATATTTAAACATAATATAGTCAATTACACTATAGTCTTTATTATCACCTCCAAAGTCTCTATAGACTAGATTACCTCTTTTGTTACATCTTATTCTACATGATGGATTTTTATCATTGTATAATTCAGATTTAAAAGAAGAATCTACTTTTTGAAAATTCTTGCAATAATATTTCCACAAATTGTATTGACCTATGCTATCATATATCTCTTCTAAAGTTAATTCCTTTTCAACACCTTTTAAGCTAAACATAAGTATAAAAAGCGCAAGTAATTTCTTACCTGCGCTATTAATTAATTATTTATTATTAGAATGGTAAATCATCATTTTTAACTGCTGTACCAATACTTGAATTAACCTTATCTGGAGATAAAAACATTTTAATATCTTTATCAGGACTAAACTTTAATCCAGTTGCTACAGAAGGAACATTCATTGATTCTACTCTATCAAGAGTTGAAAAGATTGCTCCACCTTCTTTAGTTTGCTCACCTTTAAATTTAGCACGGAATGGACGTCCAACTAATAAACTAGAAAGTTTATCAACTAACATTGAGATTTGCTTTTCTTGATTAGTTTCATTAGAAGATACTAATTCAATATTTTTAGCTTCATCTCTGCTTATATTATGAGTACAACAGATTAAATCATTAATATTACGTGCAGTAATATCCCAAGCAGCTGTTTTTTTACCTTCACCTTTTTCAGATGATAAGTACATATAGGCTGATTGACCAACTTCACCATTTTGATTAACTGTTTTCATTCTAATATAAGGCGTTTGCTTTACATTAGACTTACCAGAGATTATTTCAGTAACCTTAACATTATCATAAACTCCTGGTTTTTGATATGCAACATTGTTTGACATTTCATTACTACTATCATCTACATTTAAACTAAAATTCATATTGTTTGTTTTTATTTGTTATTAATTATTAATTATTTATATATTTTATCCCAATAAGTTGTATAAACACCATCAACCTCTTCAGCTAACAGTATCTCCTTATTTTTGAGATGTTCTGGTCTTGCACCACAAGTTACATCATCCATAGCTTTAAAGCTAAGATATGTTTCATTTCCTCGTCTAAACATATACCCAATAGCATCTGCTTGACTACAAATTAATGATTTAATCTTGCCAGTTAAATCAATGTTTGCAGCCTGAACTAATTCACCTTTATCATCTACCTGTTTGTCTTTTATATGACCTGATAGTATGATATGTGGAGCTAATGTATCAATATAATCTAGAACTTGAAAAAATGCTTCACGAAGATACATGTAACCTGCACCATTTGCAAGTTTTATTACATCATCACCATCAAAATTTTTGCCCATAGAAGTGGCTTTGTAAATTTTAACAGCTAATGGTTTTACTAAATCTTCTAATACAGTTACAGTATCAACTGTAATGTATGTGTAAGGGTAATTAGCATCCTTAATTTGTTTGCCAATGTCTCTTAGTTCATTAAGGCTAGTTACCTTAATTTTAAGAGCACTGACATAGTCAGAACCATCCTCAAGATCTAGTATTAAATTATTCTCTAGCCCTGCATAAGACGTTGTTTTACCTGTCTTAGGCTTAGAATAAATAACTAATCTCTTTGGATTAACTCTGTCTATTTTTACCTTACTTGTAGGTAACTTCATCGTTTCTGTCATTTTAAATTATTTTCTAACCATTCTTTATTTATTTTATCTGGTTCTGGTAACTCTTTAAAAGTTCCTGTTTTAGGCATAAACAATAACCCTATTGCAATGTTATCTCTGCTGAGTCTGTTTTTGATTATTTTTAACATCCTAAAAGAATCTTTTAAATTGTAACTTGTCCCAAGCTTATTGATGTTATAACCTATACATGCATCCATGTCCATTTTATAAGCATTCATTAAACCTAAAACAACATCTGCATCTGTGTAGGGATTTGTTGTGTCTTTAAAGTCTGATTGCTGTGGAGATATATCAGCGCCTTTAAATTTCATTCTATCTATACTACTCAACCCTTGATTAAATTGTTGTAGCCATATAAACGTCATTTTAAACAAATTCCTAGCAATTACAGAGAATTCTGAAAGCTTGTCAATGTTTTGTTTTAAAGTGAATCCTCGTTCAATTTTAGCCAAAGCTAAGTGGTCACCTGCCACAATGTTGTACTCTTTAGGATCATTTAATTCAAAACTAACAATTCTTTCTTGTTTTTTATCATGTTCATCAGTATAAGGTTCTTTAATATATTTACCTTTTTTGCCCATAAAATCCCACCAGTATTTGTACATACCTGTTGGATTTTGTGATTCCCAAATCCAGTTTATTTTCTTAAAGATCCTTTCTAATTCATCTAATTCACTAAAAATTAATTTCTTCTCATCTTCATTTAACCTAAATTCACCGTAGCCCTTTATTTTTTCTGGTGCTATAACAATGTTGTATTTTTTGTAAATAAGAATTGAAAGCCAATTAGCTTTTTTAGTTGTTTCATCAATTTCCCAGGAATAATAAATAACATTTATACTTACACCTTTAGCTTCAGCATCTTGTATTGCATTAAGTATTACAAAGTCAAGGAATGTTGTTTTAGCACTACCTGACAATCCACCTAATAAATAATAACAAGCTTTTTGAGTCTTGAAGATATACTTATTTATTCTTTCTAGTCCATTATCTAAGCCTTCATAATCTCCTGATAATCCAGCTTCTATTCTTTCTTTCATCATATTGCATCTAAATTTGTAATTTGAGAATTACTTTCATCTATGTTTAGATTTTCACATTCATCAGCATAGATCATATAATTACGTTGATGCAACCACGTTGGTAAATTCTGCATGTATTCTTCTGAATTAGATCTGATGGCTTCATTATGACATAATTTAGCACACTTACATAATATACTATGAGTTGTTTCCATTAGTAACTTATCATATAAACTTTTACAACGTTTTAAGTCAGTGTGTAAAGGACGTGTCCCTGCACCTTTCTTAACCCTGTTGGGATAACATTGTCTAAATTCATCAAAATTACTTTCTGATTTTGGGGATAATGACTTGAGGGCATATAGCGCTACTTGATTTCCCCTATCAGTAAGAGATAATAATTCATAATATATATTGTCAGATTTTCTATCTTTAATCAAGATGTAACCATCAGACTCTAATTGTAAGAAGACATTAGTATTTATTTTTTTGCATTTATTGACATAATCAAAAAGCAAATCCTTGTCATTAGTGTAAATACAATGTATTATAAAATAAGCCTCTAATCCAATACCCTCTTCAATTATTTTATCTACGTTTATAAGTAAACTATTCATTATTTTTTGCTGTTTTTAATTAAATTGTAACTTGAGAACTTTCTTATCCTCAAGGTATTCTTTGTACATAGTTAATGCTTCTAAAGAAAACTTAGTTTCTGCTTTAGAGAAATAAATATCTTCAAGATTAAGTTCAGCAGGGTCAAGTGTTTTTCTACTTGATTGTGAAATTATTTTTTGAAGAGTCTTTATAGCACTCTTACTATAATCAGGGTAATTCTTTATTAAATACAAATAATCACTATATGTTTTAAGATATTTGTCATTTTTTGGTATATAATAATAATTTTTTTCAATAGAATCAAATGCTACTGCTCTACCAATAATATTACCCTTTATATTATAAAGAACTTGTAAGTAGCTTAAATTATCATAACTACGCATTTCAAATGTAAATAGTGGTTCTGAAGCTTTATTAAAACTCCAGGTTTCATAATCCTCTTTTTTACAGAAAAAGAAATGAGTGCAATTATAACTATTTATTTTAACATTGCTACTATCTAATTTTTTAACTGTGCACTTATTTTCTGTTTTATGCGCTGGTAAAAGTCTTTTTTTACTTTTTTTAACTTTCCCAGCGTCCATAAAATTTCCACCGCCATATGCAAACATAAAATTTCCACCGCCATATGCAAACCCTCCTCGATCATAATGATTAACTTTATAACCAGAATTTGAATGTAAGTATCCATTATCAGTTAAGTACTTACCAACTGTAGTTAAATCTCTATCTGGATGCAATAAACATAGTTTATCACTACCTAAGAAAGAATCTGTTAGTAGTTCAAATGTTGAAAATGAATTGTTGTACATTTCCATTACACCATCAGCAGCCATAATGTATTTAACAAAAGCAAATGTATCTGAAAACTGAGAGTTTAAAAACATTTGATTTGTAATACCATATATCATTCCATTATGAACAATACATGGATTATCTGTTTCAATACATGTGTTAGTAATAATGTTGTTATCTTTAGAAATTACAAAAGGATGACAATTTTCAGCAGAAACTAACCCAGAAGTTCCATTACGGTGATGAATAACTAATTCATCATTTACTTCTAAGTCAAGCTTTGATATGTAATCTATCATTTCTTGTGAGTTAAAAAACCCTTTAACAACATTAATTTTATTTGTACCATCTTTCTTGTACATAAATCCACTTCCATCAGTATTTGAAATGAATCCATTACCAATAAAATCATGTACTTCTTTAGTATTTTTTTCTGTGCCCTTTGGGCATATGCTAATTAAACACATCTTTATATTTTTTTAAATTTATAATTTTTTTAAATCAAACACTTCATCTAATTCATTTGTTTCATAATCTGTAATCTCATTTGCTAAATCATTATTAGTAGGAATCAAATTAAATAATTGTTTTCTTTCATCAACCCATTTACAAAGAATGCCTGCCTTTTGACCATATACTTCTGTTAGTACAGATAATAAGTCTACAGTTTCTCTGTTTTTATGTAAAAATTGCTTATGATTTTCAACAACATCTACTAGAGCCATACAAATCAATAGCCAATTCTTAATCTTAAGATAAGAAGTTGAGCCAGGAGCAGGTCTAAATTCTATTGTATACACTTTATTACCTCTAGTATCAAATACAGAAGGAACAAAATTAACCCAAGAATATCTAGATGAAGAATGATCATAACCACACTTAAAACCTGCTGGATGATCTCTCTTTTTGTTTACTTCCCTACCAGGAAAATTGTTTTTTGATACAAAAAGTATAATCTCATTGTAATACTTTTCAATATAAAAATTACGATTAACAGAATTTAAGTTATCAATATTGATAGGAATTGGTTTTAGTTTTCTACAATATTCATTGTTTCTTCTAGATTTAGGTAACATTTTGTAAACCTCATCTTGAAGCCTTTGATAAAGCCAATACATCATTACTATGTTTTCCTTGTTAAAGTTTACACCAGACAAATGAACGTGAACACCACATTGCTTATTAACCATACATCTCTTAGAAAGCTCATAACATATCATCTTGAGATTTTTAAGGCCTAAATCACCTTGTAATACACTTGTAACATATTCTTTACCCCAAGCAGTATTATCATCTTCTTGTCTCAAAGAACCATCATGAACTGAAGAATAATGCAAGTCTTTTTGAAGATAAGCAGGCATTAAACCAGATATTGTTTCTATCTCAACACCAAATTGATATTTCTTACCAAAAGTATTAAAGAATGTTGTTGGTATATTGTTTTCACGAATATAATCTAAAAATGACATTGCAGATTTATCTGATTTAATACCATTAATCTTTAAATGCTTTTTAAAAACATATCTTTCATTTTCAGCTCTATTAAAGAATAAACCTTTAGTTAAATCTTCATTGTAATATAGTGAAAAGTTTTTGTTTTTTAACACATTAGAATCAACAAAATAATTTTTTTCAGACTCATAATCAACAACTATTATTGTATTTCTTCTAAATTCAAAATTACTTGAAGGAAACAAAGAGTATTGTTTATTTGAGAGCTGACCAAAATCATTAATGCCTGAGTATACTAAAGTGTAAAATTTATTATACTTTTTATCATCTATTATTTTACAATGTTCATAATGTGGTACAAAAGACATAAAATCATTTTTAATTCTAGAGTCATCTGATTCAAACCAACCAATGTTAGCAACATATATTGGATTTTTAAGTATTTCACCAGTTTCATGATGTAAACAGTTCTCAGGAATAATGTTTGATGTTTCAGGATTTAAACCTTCTGCTTCAACATCATCAAAATTATCATACTCATCATCATATGGACCTTCATCATCTTCATCATCGTGTTCATAAGGAAAATTAGGAATATTATCAATATTAGCAAGAGTAATTGTATTTAAAATTTCGTCTAAATTTGTTATATCAGTTGGCATAAGCACCTCCAAACATTTCCATGTATTCATAACTTATATTAAAGTTATTTGCCATTAATTCATTCATAATTAAGTTTATTTTTGGATTATCTATTTGTTCTTTAAATATTAATTCTTTTAAATTTTCAAGAAGGTCATCAGTCTTTGTAAAATGAAGCTCAAAATTATCTGGCAACAAATCTTCATCAGAATCATCTTCTATCAATTTTAATTGATTTGGATTCTCATTTTTTGGTGGTTTAAAAGAATCATTAAAATCATTTGTTTCATAAGAATCATAAGTATCATAAGTATCATATGCTAAAGAATAATCTCCAGAACCATACAATAATCTATTATAATCATCTTCTTGTTGATCTGTCAATTTAATAAAATAAGATAAATTAGCCCAACATAAAACCTTATAAGTTTTAGGGTCTTGTAGTTGAATTAACTTTTCTTTTTCATTTACTTGAACTACATTAAGAATATCACCTGCAGTTATAAGAATAGTTTTATCCTTATTTTCATTATCTGTTATTGTGTATATAGATTTACAAAGTGAGTTTTTAATAATAGCATCTTCTTTTCTAAAGTTACCACTCCAATGTTTATCTGTTTTACCACTAGCTCTATCATAAACATCAAAGAAATTGTTTTTACAATCTTTTACTAAATAATACTTATTATTAGTTAGTTCAAATGGTGCATTATAAGCATGTATAGTTACATTAGCTCTTAACCAACAATCAACAAATCCTATTAATGGATCATTATTGTTTAAACAATTACCATATTTAACAAATTCAGGTTGTGGTTTACTATAAGGCTCAGCTTTAACTTTCTGACTTTTAGTAATTGAACCATTAATAATAGTATAAATTGTATCAATCTTAAACTCTTTAACATTAGTACAATTAATTAGTTGTAATGATTCTTTTATTGAAGAGATGTACATGCTTTTGCCAATCATTCCCCTAAATAAAGGTCTTTCATTATTTCTAAAGACAGTCAATTCATTTGGGTTATTTTTGTTTTGTATAATCAAAGCAGCAGGACCATCTATATATTTTAATACAGACAAATCCCCTGCTTTTTCTATTGCACCACAAATAACATCACTATCAACATTAAAATTAGAAATATCTAAATTATATTTTTCAATTAAATCTTTATAATTCTTTAAAGTTCCATTATGTTGAAGATACCACTCACCCCTATTAAAGGGATGAGCATTATCAACAATATTAGCACCTACCGTTTTAGCTCTAACATGAGCCATAAAGATAGTATCTGGGTCTAAGGTGTAGTTTTTATTAACCACAAAATCAGAACCCTTTAGTAAACACTTTTTGAGTCCATTAATGGGACTATATAATCCTGTGGCATCTTCACCTCTTTCAAGGGAATTCCACAATATAAGTGTTTTTATTTTATCAATATCAAATGGCTCTTCACCACTAAATCCTAGTTGTCCACACATCTTTTTTTAAATTAAATTTGTTCATAATTAAATGTTTTAATATTATAATCTTCAAGTATTTCTTGAGCTAATTCTTTATCACAATTATTAATTGCTTTAATAATATCATCAGGGTTTGTTATAATACCACCAGAATTGACAAAATCAATTGCTTTTTGAGTAGCATCCCATAACCAAGATAATAATTCATTTGAACCTAAGAAATAACCTGACAATACTCTGTATTCTACACCATAGCTTTTTAATCTATAGTCACCAGCCTTACCATACATTTTACGTCTTTCAGTATCTGGGTCCATAAATACGCTAGGTACACCTAAGAACAAATCCATTGCCCTAATTAAGTCTATAGAAACATCTACATCTGGATCTTCATAACCAATGTGAATATGCATTCCAGTTGTTCTTAATGTATAGTCATCTCTATCAACATGATGTTGTTCAAATGTCCATGCATCATAAGATGAACTACAGCCCATATGTTGAGCAGCAGGGTTGTCTAAATCACTTGGCTCAAATCTTGCTGAACCAACATACCTAGGAACTAATCCTTTTGGAGTTAAAACAGTTTCTGTAATATAATTCTTAACAAAATTAATACTATCAATCCATTCATTCTTAGTACTTGCAGGTGGAATAGTAAACTCTAAAGCCACATTATCTTCTTGCAATGTAAAACCATCATTTTCTAAATTAATTGGTATTGGTTCATCTTTTGTACCACCAACTAGTCCACAAACTGGAACAAATTTAAAATAGTCTTCTGAATATAAGAATAATTCAGGATCTGTGCCTAATACAGCATTTTTAATCACTTTTTTCATATTTTAGTTAAATTAATTTTTTTTGTATGAATTTCAATATTACCACCTCTTATGTTTTTAAATGAATCTATTACATTCCATTTATTTTCATTAAAATAAACTTTAAGTTTTCCATTTTCATAATTAGTACTACTTGTTGTGTAAATTAAATTAGAGTATCCCATTAGTTCAGAAAGATGTTCAGCAATAGTCATAATTGGGTAACAATCACTAACATTATTAAAATTATCAGAATGTATTTTGCTAATACAAACAGTAGAGCAATTTCCAAATAATTCATTAATACTAACTGATGCTACTGCTGAATGAGAATTTTTGTTTTTAGAATATTTACTTTTATATCCTCTAATTCTTAACAATACATCTAAATAATGATTGCCAGCAATTTTTGCTGTTGGAATAACTTCAACATTTGTAAAAGCAAACCTAAGTCTACTACTATCAGTAATATGCTTTTCTATTAATGGACCTACAAGTTCATTTAAATAGTTTGCAATAATATTTAGTGAGCTTTGGTTGTCTGATAAAGACATTCCTGAACCAGAAATAAGTAATTTTATATCACTTTCAGTTAATTTTTGTTTCATAAATAATTGTTTTTATAAATTTTTTTCTTTTAATAAAATTGGTATTTGTTCTATATACTTTTTAGCAGTAATATCACCAAAACTAGGTGCACTGCAAGATTCAATAACTATCCATTTAGGATCAGTTCTTAAATTACCATTAGGTTTACGTGCAGATTGTACTTTAACATCAAAAGCCATGATGTCACCACCAAGAGATGCTAATGCTTTAACACAATCATTTACTATTAAATCCCAATTAACAGGTTTATCAAAAGAATTATTATCTTCAACAATCCAAACACAATTATCATCATGTCTTTGAAATCTAAGGTGTTGAGGTGTTTCATTCTTTAACATCTTACGGCAAGTATAAAAACAACCATGTTTAGTTACATGTAATCTGTATTCTCTTGAGTAAGTATAATATTTCTCAAAGATGTACTTACTAATGTTTTTATTTTCTATAAATTGATATAATTCATCAACATTATAAACCATATAATTGCCAGTACCACGACTACCATTAACATGTTTAATAATTAAAGGGAATGGCATTTCATCTTTATCAACATTTGATGTATCTCTGCAATTAATAAATAAATCATTAATACCATCATAAACAAACCAATCTGGATTTTTGACTTCAAATGCATCAAAACAAATTTTCATAACTTCTTTGTTTGAAGAATACTTAACAGACTGTGCAGAATTAAGCTCTGTTCTCTTTAATTTAGGATTTGATGCTGTTGTACTACCAAGCCTAATAACGCTTCTAAATGGTAATAATGGTAACTCAGACCTTAATATGTTGTGACTAGGGTGTCTACTAAAGACTTGTGTTTTAAATTTTGTGTATTTCTTCATATTACCTTAAGTTTATTTGTTTTTATTATATACTTCTGTTTGTTATAAAGCACTGAAACATAATTTGGTCTTCCTGTGTTATTATCAAAGAATAAATCACTAACAGCTAATTGCTGATGTTTTGGTATATTAATTGACCTGTTATCTTTTAATCTAACTATTGATGTTGTTTTAAAAGTTCTATCTTTAGGAAAGATGTGATTTTTAATAATACGTTCAAAGTCAGGAAAAACAAATTCAATATCACTTGACACAAATTTTAATTTCTTTTTAGTAATTGGGTCTATAACTTCAACAATATTTCTTAATGCAGTATCATATTTACACAAATAATTGTCATAACATTTTGAAATTGAAAATAGTTTATTAGAATTAAACATTTCTTTCTTTTTTGAAGTGTATTTAAATACATCTGAAGACAATTCATATCCTTTAATTCTAACAAAACAACAATCTTTTAGTTTACTGTAATCAACAACATTTTCATTTGTATAATAGCCTTTTTTATGATCATAAATGTCCATTAAATTAGCTAAATTTATTGAAAAATTACTAATAACTTTATTAGTCATTTTATCTTTAAATAATTTAAAACAATTACTATGATCATCTTTAATAAACACTAATTGTTTATTTTCTTTAGTTTTTATCAAAAAATAAATTAACACTTGATTTGATACTTCACCAGGTCCTGTATAAACTGCTACATTTTGTTTTTTAATAGTAACTGATGCACCACATTTATCCATTAATCTTTCAGTTAATCCCTTTAAGTTAATTTCATCTATAATTCTTTTGTTTAAATTTAACATATTTCTTCTTGTTTTAATAATTTATAAGAAACAATACCACTGTTATTGTGTACAGCAGATGATGATGTATAATCACTCCAATTTTGTTCAATTAAATTATTGTTAATAAATATTTCTTCTAATTTCTTTTTAGACTTAATATTAAGCATTTGAGAAGAATCATTACTAAATATTTTGTTTTTTAATTCTGCTGAATATAAAAAATCTATTACATTTTGTAAATCATCATCTTTGTCATAATAAATGCCTATTCTCATTAGTAAGAATAACAAACTTATCAAATAAGGTCTTTTTGACCATTCATTTGTGTAAGATATTATAATATCTTTATTATCATTACTACATTTTGTTACATAAGACCTTAATTCAAAGTTTAATGCTTTTTCTAATGTATTTAATAATAACTTTAAGTTATCTGTATATTCTTGTAATGAATCTGTTGATTCTGAGCAAGGTGTCATCAATATGTCTACAAAAGTTTGTTTTGAAACAGGATTAGTATTTTTACCATCCCATTGAAATCCATATTGCTCAACAATCCCCTTATCAAGTATTTCTGACCAATACACATCTTGCATATAGTCTTTGCATCTAAATAATTTGGTTCTAATGTTACCTCTAGAGTCAAGAATAGCATATCTAATGCCTGTTGAATTAGCTTCACACAATGAATAACCAAATTGTATATTTTTGTTTACATTCATAATTGTTAGTTTTTATAATATTTTAAAATAGGGTCGCTTTCTTTATAATACAATGACTTTTCAGCTAAATAACTGTTTATCAATGCTTTATTAGTTTCAGCCCATTCATTTTCATCTGTTTGTTTCAACAATGCTTTAAAATGGGTTTTATTTTGATTCTGCCAAGGTTTAAATGGATACTGATACATTCCATCAGAAAAACAAGGATCTATTGTCATTGTGCCTCTAAATGTGTAATTTGAACCCATTCTACTTATAACATAAAGAATCCTACCAATTGTTATGATTTCTTTTCTATTTTCATCATTAACAGGTTGATAGGATTCAATGTCATCTTTCTTTAATACCCAAGGTGCAAAATTATACGGACTTAGTTTTTCATTTTTTTTCATTTTTATT